GAGAAACAATGAAAGTCAAACTATCTATCGACCTTGGCGACGGTAAGCCAGCGCGCGAAATGACCACCAACATGCTTGCCGTCGTCGACTGGGAACGAACAGAGAATCGTCGATCAGCAGACGGCAAAGGCATCGGCTTCAGCGACATGTGCTGCTGGGCTTACACTCTTTGCAAACTTGCTGGAGACAAAGTGCCAGCCAACTGGCGCGAGTGGGTTGCCGAGAACCCTGACATGACCATTACACCTATCAACGAGGTAGCAGACGAGACCCCTTTCATCGAGGGACTTGGCGGCGAAGCCTCTGCGAAGTCCTAGCGTTAACAGGCTTCTGGCCAAAGGAGATCGAGTTCACTATGCGAGACCTGAACACTGTCACCTATGTGCTTGAGCAGATGCACCGTAAGAAGTAACCATGCCTGTCTCTCACAGCGTCGAAGTAGTCGGTCTTAAAGAAACGATCAACGCCCTACGCAAGATCGACCCACAGCTGCAAAAAGACTTTAAGGCTGAAGCGACAGCGATCGCACAGCCAGCAATACAAGCTGCAAAACTTGCATACAGCCAGTTTCCATTGTCAGGCATTGCGCGCAAGTGGTCTGATCGAGGCCGCAAGATATTCCCGTTCACTATTGCCAGCGCACAGTCAGGCGTAAAGATGCGCTTTGACACTCGACGCAATGCTGTCGGCGTGATCCTGATTGAGCAAAAAAACCCAGCGACAGCAGTTTTTGAGGGTGCAGGCCGCAAAGACACAAACCGTTTAGGCACATCACTTGACTCGGTCAGCGCTGAGCGCGGCTTCGCAATGGCGATGCCGGGTAGGACTCGACTGATCGGGCCAGCGGTCTATAAAGCTCGACGCGGTATTGAGGGCGAAATGGAAAAGATGGTGCTTAAGACCATTAACCAAATACAGAAAGACCTGAACTAATGGCACTGTCTATTCCCATCATTAGCGAGTTCCAAGGCGGCGGCGTTGACAAAGCTATTAAACAGTTTCAGCAGCTTGACGGCGTAGGCGCAAAGACAGGCTTTGCACTTAAAAAAGCGTTTCTGCCTGCTACTGCTGCGCTCGGTGCATTGACGGCTGGCATCGGTCTAGCCACTAAAGCAGCAATGGAAGATGAGGCTGCACAGCTTGAGTTGGCTCGCCAGTTACGCGTAACGACACAAGCCACAGATGCCCAGATCAAAGCGGTCGAGCAGTCCATTAGCGCGTTTAGTAAGCAGACCGCTATGGCTGACGATCAGTTGCGCCCAGCCTTGGCAAACCTTGTGCGCGCTACAGGCTCGCTTGAGTTGTCCCAAAAAGCAATGGCGGTGACTGCCGATCTGGCTACAGCTAAGAACATTGACATGGAGTCTGCCAGCGTCGCGGTCTCTAAAGCTCTTAACGGTCAAGTAGCTGCGCTTATTAAATTAGACCCATCGCTTAAAGGTGTCATTACATCAACATCAACTGCCGATGAAATTATGCAGGCACTTAATAGTTCGGTAGGTGGCGCGGCTGAGACCTTTGCCAATAGTGCTGAGGGCGGTCTAAAGAACTTCGGCATCCAAATGGACGAACTGAAGGAGAGCATTGGCGCGGCGTTTATTCCTGTCATGGAGAAACTGCTGCCGCTAGTCCTGAACTTCACCACATTCCTGCAAGACAACACCAAGGCACTGCTCATTGTGATCGGCGCTATCGCAGCGATGACCGCTGCCATAGTAACCGCCAACATCGCTATGAAGGCTTACAACGCCTTACAGATAGTTATCACGGCAGCCAACGCTGTGCTGGCAGGATCATTCACCACGGTTTCGCTATCGGCTGGTGTGCTGGCTAAAGGCTTAGGCATAGTCATGATTACCCTCGCCGCGCTGTACGAGCTGTACCGCGAAGGCCCTCGAGCAATTGCCGAGTTCATGTTGCCCTTTAAGCAATTTGCAGTCGGCGTGTACAACTCGGTCAAAGTAGTTGCCAACGGCATCAACCAAATTATTAACGCCGCAATTATTGGACTTAATCAACTGATTAACGCGCTCAATGTGATACCGGGTGTAAGCATCGACCTAATACCGCTAGTTCCAATGCTGGAGTACACGGCACTGCCAGAACTAGACACCCCAGCTGCTCGAGGCTCAGGCTTTGCGCGTGAAGGCGGCACAGGCTCTATTGGCTCAAGCCCTATAGCAATGATCGAGTCAGCGCTAGTAGCACCAGCCCCAGCTGCTGGCGGTGGCGGCGGCAAATCTTCAAGCGTTCTAGACCTATCTAAGAACTATGCAGGCAACATGGGCGGCAACTACGGCATCACAGGCAACGCAGCAGACTTTTCCAGCCTTTTTGATCAGTTTATGGTTGAGCGCGGCACACCGATCACAGTCAATGTAAACGGCGGTTTAGCCACATCAGCAGACATTGGGCGCGCTGTAGTAAACAGCATTAAAGCCATGAACCGAGTGGACGGCCCAGCACAAATACAGGTCGCCTAATGGCTGCCACGATTGTCCAGTCAGGGTCTTACGATCTCAAGATCGCTACAGGTTTTCTTGTGGACGCGTTCACGCTTGACTCAGCGGAAAAGGGCTTGCTGAACTCAACCGAGTATGTGCTAGACGGCACGACAGAGTTTGCATCCGTGATCGACGGCGCTACAGGAATCAGCGTGTTCCGTGGACGCAGAGACATAGGCGACCAGTTCACTGCTGGCACGATGAGCTTTGATCTAAACGACACATTTACGGGCGGCATCTTTAACCCGTTCGATACCCAGTCGCCGTATTACGACACCGCTCAGGCTGTGCCGGGTCTAGCACCTATGCGCAAGGTTGTGCTCAGCCGTGAAGGCGAAGAACTGTTCAACGGTTACATCGTTGACTACTCGTATAACTTTAATCTTGGCGGCCTTGACACAGTTTCTGTCGCTTGCGCTGATGACTTTTATCTGCTTAGCCAAACCTACCTAAACGAGTTTAATGTGACCGAGCAACTTGCCAGCGCTCGACTTGTCGCCCTACTTGCTCTGCCTGAGGTCAATGCCTTCCAGCTGCCGGGTGAGCAGAACATTGAGACCTCAACAATTACCCTTGGCGGCGCAGCTGCCTACACCGTCCCCAACGGCACATCGGTCGCTGCCTACACAGCCAAAATAAACGAGTCGGTACAGGGACGCATCTTTATCTCGCGCGACGGCGTGTTCACATTCCAAGACCGCATCGGTAACACGCTCTCAGCGTCAGTAGCGGACTTCCACGATGACGGCACGAACATCCCTTACGACAATGTGGGCATCAGCTTTGAGGCCAATCAAGTCATTAACAGAGCATCGGTGCAGCACGCTGGAGCGACCAGCCCAGAGATCGCCGAGGACTTGACTTCGCAGGCCACCTACTTCATTCAGACCACCGCCATCTCGGACGCGTTAGTCCACAACGACACAGCAGCCCTTGACCTTGCCAACTACCTGCTCGTAGGCCAGCCAGAGGCGCGTTACACCAATGTGTCAACCCTGTTCGCATCCTTGACTGATGCCCAGCGTGACACTGTGGCAGTCCTCGAGATCGGCAACACGATTACCATAGAAAAGTCGTTTACTAGTGGAGTCACGATTACCTCATTAGCGCAAGAGCTAGCCATTGAGGGCATCCAGCATGAGATCGACCTGTCAACAGGCCATCGCATAACCCTGTTTACTAGCCCTACAACGCTGGTGTTTGAGCTGATCTTGGATGATCTGGTATATGGCACAATCGACACAGAAAATGTCTTAGGATAAGGAGCACTTATGGGAGCAAACGCAGTAACCACAGTCCCCGTTTATACGGCAGGCGAAGTCCTGACAGCGGCAGACATGAACATTACAAACTCTGGCATACCAGTTTTTGCTACGACTGTCACGCGCGACGCGGCTTTTGGCGGCACAGGCGAAAAGACACTTGCAGAAGGGCAATTTGCTTACCTTGAGGATACAAACACGACGCAGTATTACGATGGCGCGGCGTGGCAGTCCGTATCGGCTGCACCTACGCAGGCCGTATTTCGTGAGGAACAAGCCGCTGGCACTTATGGCGGTGCCAGCACCAGCGGTTCGTATCAGAAGCGCACATTAAACACAACGGTTGTAAACAACATTACGGGTTGTTCCATTGCGTCTAGCGTAATTACTTTGCCAGCAGGCACTTATTATGTTACGGCTGTTGCACCTGTTTATAGTCCGGGTTCGGTTCGTTGTCGTTTACAAAACACTACAGACGCAACAACTATCGGCAACGGAACTAACCAATCCATCAACTCAGTAAATAACAGCGCCGTAGCAGATATTCAATATTATTTTACGCTTGCCGCATCAAAAAATATTGAGTTACAAACACGCGTCGCAAACAGCGTCGCAACTGACGGCCTCGGTACTCGATGCAACTTCGGCGACACGGAAGTCTATTCTTCAATATCTATTACAAAGGTTGCATAATGGCTACACCAACGACAGCACAAATAAACGCCGAAATAGGCAACGCAACACGCGAACTAGCACCCGGCACAACATGGAAATACAACTCGCCAGGTGACGGCTACTATTGCCTCGAATGGATGGATGACCCAGCGCTACAGCCAAGCGAAGCGGCAACAATGGCAAAGGCAACAGAACTTGCGGCAGCAGAACTGGGCTAAATATGCGGCCCTTGTCTTTATGGTTGCAGTCGTAGCGGCGGTCTTAAATGGATGCGCCAGCACACGAGTCAACATTGAGCCGAACAGGTGCTTTACTAGGACGGCTTGTGATGTCGCCAGAGGATAAACACGCACGACTAATTCTGATTGTCGGCGTGACTATGTCGATCAGTTTTGCGGCCATCGTTCTTGGCTTCGTATACGGCCTGCTGTTTGTTAACCAGCCCCTCGAGCAAGCCCCTAACGACGCTGCCTTCATTGACCTACTCTCAACTGTTGTGGTGTTCCTCACAGGATCACTTGGCGGCCTATTAGCATCTAACGGAATGAAAAAAGCCAAACAGACAGGGGCAACAAATGAAAGCCAGTGA